GTCTTAGATGGGACATCCAAGGTACCTCAAGGATTAATCTTTGACAGAAGATCGAAAATGAGTCAGCTCTATCCTTAGAAGCCGAAACAACCATGATTTTCTTGTTTGCATCGTTATATAACGTCCAAAGAACAAAAGCCGCAGTAATCCAAGATTTACCAACACCTCTAAAGGCTTGAATTTGGAGTCTCTTTGGTCCATGTTGTAAATACTCTGCTATACAAAGCTGTGCCCTGGTAGGAGGTGGTAACGCTAAATGCGTCCAGATAGCCGTTAGGAATAAACGGAAGTCTTTCTGTAATTGCTCCTCTAAGGGTGCTTGTTTTTTCTTTCTAGGCATATGTATATAAAGGGTACTTAAGCCCCGTTGTAGGGGCTTGTAGGTACCTTACAGTGTTATTGTATCCAGTTAAGGATCAGCGATTCTCTAATTTGATTGGGAGGGAAGTTATCCCTAAACCAAGTTAACCAATTCGTGCTCCCTTTGCTCTGATTACACGACCTACATGCGGGAACGCAATTACAAGTATGGGAACTACCTCCCATACATCTGGGATGTACATGATCAATGGTAAGATCATTCTCGTTATGGGGTTTTCCACAATAAATACATTCATAATTGTTTGCCTCTTTTATAGCTTTTCTCCATAGACGTTTTGCATCAGATGAGGTCATAACTATAAGGTTTTGTAAGTAGTGTTCAGATGTTGGGAGTACTGGTGTCATTTCCTACCACGATTTCTTGCTCGGTTTTTAGAAGGATTCTCTCTAACTAACTTTCCAGATTTAGTATGGGAGAAATCTTTACCGCCTTTACCGTAAGCTTTAGCTTTACGCCTAGCTCTATTTAGTTCAGCACGGTACTTTTTATTGATTTTGAGCTTATTTCTTCTCCTTTGTGCTGAATTTTTCTTTATTCTAGACAAAGGATTCTTGCGGTAGTTACGGGCACTCTTTTTGAGTTTAGAAAGCGGGAGTTTCTTAGGGGCCATTAGCGTGTTACTGCTCGTTGTACTGCATCAAAATCAACCTTTGGCATTAGATCAGCTAGAGCACCAAGAGGAGATCCATCTAATGCTATGCCTGTGATATCATTCTTATACAGCCAATCAGCTGCTGCCTTTAGGTCTGCAGTAGTAGCTTCACCAGCTTTTATTCTTTCTAGAAACTCCTTAGTAATTAAATTATGCAGCTCATTGAACTGAGCTTCAGTTGCTCTAGCTTTAGTCATTATTTAGGTAATAAATTCTTCTTTACCAGTGCCACAGCTTGATCATCAAGTGTGTTATCTGTGGATTTTGCCAAGCCTTCTAGCAAGTCAACAACAAGTTGCTTCATTGCTTTGGACTTTATAAATGCGAAAAGGATAGGCTTTAAAATTAGGATCATTATTCTTTAGTAGTTTTAGTGGATTTTTTAGTTGCTGTTTTTTTCTTTTTAGCCGCTTGTTCAGCTAAAAGTTCTTTTGCACTTTTGTTAGCGTAAGTCATTTTTTAGTGTTAGTTGGACATTCGTACTCCTGTTTACTCCAAAGGAATTTCTTTTCTTTAGGAGTACATTCTGTTTTCAAATACTGCTTAACTGCAGCTTTTTTGTTTGCTTGATATTTTACTATAGGAACGACATCGTTACACATACTATAGACACGAGAGTTTTCAGTTAGCATAAAACCTTTACGTTGAAGTTCAGCACATTTTAAAACCCTAACTAATTCATAGTCAAGTCTTAGCTTTTCTTCTTGTCGTTTTGCTATACGCCTACACTGTTCTAAACCTCTTCGATCTAAAGGTATCATAAAGTTAACTTGTCCTCCCCAGTTCTCAGCTATTGTGTAGCTTCTCTGGCTCATCTCATCATCATAGGGAACCGTATGATTCCCCATGTAGAAAGGACTAAACGTCATTGTAGCACCATTACAGCTAACCCCAGAACCATAGTGCTGCCTTGAAGGAGCACCATTATTCTGGAATTGGACTGCTTGGTTTGTAACATTTCCTGTCGCTGCTGCAACAGGATTAGAGGTGTTATGTGTTTCACCTTCTGCTGCTTTAACAGGTGTTACTGAGAGAAGACTGACAAGGAGACAGTAGTAGATTCCGTTTCGATAGTTCTTTCGATCTCTGTAAGTTCGATTATCTGACTGGCTGCTCTTGACACTACTTCTAGTGAAAAGTCGCTTCCAGCTGTGTGAATCGTAAAGATTGAATCTGAATCTACTAAACCTCCAGAGCTTGCTGAGGTGTGAGTTATATTGTCGCCTGACCATTTATTTAATGCGGCACCATAGGTGGTTGTTGTGATTTCCTCAGTGATATCCTGAGTCGTAGTGGTAGTGCTATTCATAGACCCTTGGGTAAAATTGGGTTGTACTAATTCAGCACTTACAGTAGTCGGTGAAAGTAATAACAGCGTTAATAACCATTTTTTCATTCTTCTTTTTTCTTAGCCATAGGACAATTAATGGGTTTGTTATTACCATTATTTTTATTACCAGTAGTCAAGCCAAAAGTTGCGAGTGCTCCCGTAAATACCGAAGCAACGAACGTGATATCGCTGTTACCAGACTTCTTGACCATAGGTAATTCTACGTAGTTCATTGTAATGATAAATCCACTCCAAACTACAACTCCAAGACGGACAAATGTACCTAGAATTTGTATTTGATGTTCTTGATCCTCCGCAGCATCTTTTAACTTACCGAGGAGTCCTTTTTTTTCTTCTGGCGGTTTTCCTTCCATTTGTCAACTTTTTTCTGTAGGAATTTTTGTATTTGTTTCTTAATTTTATTAAAGAAAGGTGTTGCTAATGTGGTTGTTGCTACAGCTGCTACAGCTGCGTAGGTAGCCGTAGCTACCACCTCAGCAGTTGGTAAAGGTAAATCTATCTTTATAACAGGGACTCTTAAACTAGGTTGTTCAGTTTGTGCTGTTTCTTCATCCTCTGTTTCCTCAGGAACCTCCTCTAACTCCACCCCTTTTGGGGCTTTTAAGTTTTGAGGAGGAATAATGATTGGTGGAAATACTGGCATTTCTGCTGTTGGTTGCTTTAGAGGGATGCTAGGCATATCTAAAGCTTTAGGCAGTTTAGGGACTTTCACCTAGCTCCAAGGCTTACCTACACCTGTTGTTGGAGTCTTTTGCTCGTTAACGCCGTTCTCTACAGCCGCTTCAATAGCCGCTACAGTACCAGCTTTATCAGCATCTAGTTTTGCCTTTACCCAACCAAGTACTGTTGCTTCAGTAAGGTCAGCATAAGGAACAAGAGTATCAGGCTTAGGTAGATCAACCTCACCTGTAGCTCTAAATGAATAAGTACCATCTTCACCGTTAACACGGTAGATTACTTTATTTACATACCCGTCTGCTAGTTCTCTTTGAAGGGTATTTACTTGCCAAGTTTTTGTTGCCATTTTTATGGAGTATTAGATTTGTTTGCTATTAAGAATGCTTTATAGTCAGCTTTGACTTGTGTAGTCCACGCAGCGTTAGCTATTGCTTGTACGTCTGCATCTTCTCCACTGATATCTGTATCAACTAGGTTGTCACTTGCATCAAGTGTTCCTGGTGTTAATACTTTTCTATGAAAGGAACGGGTAAGTTCCACGCCATCTTTTTTAATAATGGTTGCGTTTCTTACCTGTATATTCCATTTATTGACGACTTCTATTTTGTCGTTTTCTTGTGTTTCTGTTAATGCCATTTAGGGACGTTCTCCGAACGTGACAGGTTTACGGCTTAGTTTATAGACGTGCTAACGGTCTATACTAAATATGTTGCCCACCATAAATTTGATGCACCATTACCCATAACAGTACCTGTAACTGTTGCTACGCCTGTATTTTCTTGTTTATAATAGTGAATGGTGGAACTATTTGGCCAGATAATTGGGAAAGGATTATCTATTGTTGATGCTGAAATATTGTTATAACCTGCCATTGCAACGTACATACTATTATTTGCTGATGTAAAAGGTAATCCACCGAATACAACCGTAGCACCTGTTGGAGTACCTCCATTTAGATTCAAATAAAAATATATACTTACTTTATTACCAACTTTTGTATAGTAACCGTATTGATTAGACGTGTAAGTAGGAGACGTGATACCTGCTGTAACTATAGGAGTCCAAGTGCCTTCTTCATAGTCGTCCAGAGCATTCGCCGCTGCTGAATCAGTTCCAAACTTTAAGCCGTCTGAGTCAAACCTTACTCGTGGACTATTGCTAGTATAAATCTTGAAATTATCATCAGAGTGGTGATATACCAACTGACCCGTAAGGGTACTAGCATCATCACCAAAATAAATCCCTCCATCAGTGTTACTTGCACTAATAATAGATATACCGCTTCTTGTTCCGTTGGTTGAGTTACCTATGACCAGATCATCACCACCCGTAAAAGCTGTTCCTGTTGAAGCTGACGTGTTTATACTAGCTTTAATGGAGACAAGATTCCTCCAAGCATTACCTACACTTCCTATGTCATAAGTATTATTTGTCCAAGGTAGAAAATGACCGTCAGTAGCATGAAAGTATGCTCTATTTGTACTGTCATCCCTAAATATTAATGCTCCGTTTACGAAATTGAGATAATTATGCGTTCCATCATGGTAGATCTGGAGATCTGACCCATTTCCGATTTGTATCTTGCCGTTGTCTTCTAACCAAAGATCTTCATTATTATCAATATATATGTAACTAGTAGTATTTAAACTTCCAGTCACCTTTGCTCCACTACTCGTCGTCTCAAACTTCTTAACACCTGAATATCTTAAATCAGTTGCCGCATCAGGAACTATTTGAATTGCTGTTTGATCTGTCTTACCGCAAATATATAAGACATTATTTTTACTGGTTATGTAATTAGCACTTTCAGCATGTACATGGGAAATTGTAAGATCTTGCCCATTTCCAAATCGAGCTTCACCGCCGTCAAACAACATTAAATGACAAGCATTATTTGATAAACCTATATCAACTCCGCTTGCGTTGGTATGGACTTTTGATACTCCATCGTAATACAGAGTTGTTGAGCCATTAATATTTGCATTGATTAGATATTCACCAGTATCTTTATCGTCATTTCTTACTTGAAACGAACTATTAGTAACAAGCTTTAAAGCACCTGTTCCAGTTTCTTCAATAATTGAGTGAGATCCATCATGAAAAATTTCTAAATCATTATCTGTTGTACCGAACCGTATCTTCTCATTATCCAAGAGGTCGATTGGAGTCTTCAAACCTCTGTCATCTATTTTTGTTAATGCCATAGTTATTTAGCCTCCAATGCAGCTACTTTTGTTTCTAGTGTTTCGACTTTTGTAATCAATTCTTGTAATGCTTTAATGCTTATCATCATCATTTGCTCTTCTTTTACACCTTTTCTAAGAACGTCATTCCCATCATCATCAACTCTTACTTTAAACTCTTCACTGACTAATTCAGGGTTTACAGTTTCTATTTCTTGAGCAATGACTCCAACTTTTAACGGTTCAGAATCTTGTTGAAAATTGTATCTAAAGTTTCTTAGTTTCCAAGCCTTTACAGTTGCTAGTTGAGAAGGTGCATCGGTAATAGATTTCTTTTCTCGTTCATCACATAAATTAGCATCATTAGATGAATAATTAGATATACCACCATTTGCAGTTACATAAAATCTATAACCTTGGTGTGAAGAATGCAGATTATAAAGATGGTAAGTACTATGGTTTCCAGTAGTTGTATCTATGACATTTGAGACCCAAGGTATAACAGCACTTGACGAGTTGATTTTAAAACCAGTTCCAGCAGTAGCAGTGGTATTAGTTGTACCGAAAGCAGCTTTACCGTCATGAGTTATTTGGAATTTCGTTGTTCCATCATTTTGAACCCTAAGTAGTTCTCCTGTGGTTTGTGCTTCGACATTTATTCTTAAACCTGACGAATTATTAGTAGCGTCAACTGTAAGGACGGGGCCACCGTCAGTTATTTTTATACCTTGACTTGTCGTCTCAAGCTTCTTACTGTGGTCGTATGCTAGTTCAACTCTGTCATTACCATAAGCTTTTATAGCATCTTCACCATCTAATGGTTGTATTAAAATAGTACTTCCACCACCATTTCTTATGTAGAGGTTACCAGTACTATTTGCGAGGTATGAATTGCTTCCATCATGGAAGATCTTGAGATCATCTGAAGCACCCATCACGATCTGAGAAGAATCGTGAGGCATATCTAAATTACCACCGTCTCCTATATGTAATCCATCAGCATGGGTTTCGCACTTTTTAACGCCGTCGTAATATAGTTCTACTGAGCCGTTTTGTACGAATTTTGCTATATCTTCATTACCCGCTGCGTTTCTTATAAAAAGATGACTGCTATGAGTTTTTAAAACATTTGTGGCATTTGATATGATTGAATCCGTTCCATCATGGTAGATCTTGAAATCATTACTATTACCAAGTTGAATTTGGTGATTATCTAAACCATATAAATTCCCTGTAAATATACAGCCACCACTATGAGTCTCAAACTTCTTAACGCCGTCGTAAAAGAGTTGTACGTCTCCATTCTCATTTGTTGCTATTTGTTGTTCATTACCAGCAGCGTTTTGAAGTCTAAACTCATTTGTATGTATATGTAGTTGTCCAGTACCAGCATCTTTTATGTATGAATCTGATCCATCATGGTAGATCTGGAGATCATCCCCTGTTCCGAGTTTAATCCTTTCATTATCTTCCATATCAATCGCTCCAGATGCTCTGAAGTCACCCCAACAAACAACACCTGAACTCGTTGTCTCAAACTTCTTTACGTTGTCGTAAAAAAGTTCTACTGAGCCGTTTTGGTAGGCAACTATTAACTCTTCATTACTAGCAGCATTATTGACTGATAATTTACTAGTAGCCAATACTAATGCACCAGTGCCTGTGTCTTTTATATACGAGTTAGATCCATCATGATATAGCTCTAAATCATTCCCTGTCCCGAACCTAATCTTCTTATTATCTGCTAGATCTAAGTTAGTAGCTATCTTATCTCCAGTAACAGCTAAGTTCTGTAAAGTAGCTGTACTTACTGTATTATTTCCTGGAGTACCAATATTTACCGCTGCTCCAATAGTGATAATAAAGTAATCACTACTAGCAGGAGGGGCGGTAGAAAAGATAATAGAGCTACCGTCGATAGCAAATCCTTCGGATGGCTGGCTGGTTCCGCTATTAGGTTTCTGAACGACTCCATTGATAGAAACAAGATGTTGCTCTGCATAAGTACCAGCATTTGACAATACAAATCTATAAGCTGTTCCATTGAATGTTGCACTATTACCTCCTGTACCTGAGTAACTAGATATTGTATTAATAAAGTAGTTACCTACAGACTGTACATCGTCCCATGAAGTATCACTAGCGTTATAGACCAACATCTTATTAGATGAAGTATTGAAGAATAAATCTCCATCGTCTAAACTAGAAGTAGGGTTAGAAGAACCAACTCTATATCTTTGATTAAAATCAGATACTAAGGTTTGTGCAGCTGCAACTCCAGCTTCATCTACTATAAGTCTATGGTAATCATAAGTATTTAAGGTGCTAGTAGTTTGTACTAACATCCCTTTACCAGCAGCTATAGTAGTGTTGTAAAGAGTAGAGTCAATACCATTGATTGTTACTGTTGCACCACCTAATGTCCTACCAGTTGTACTAACACCAGAACCATTAACAACAATACCACCTGCATCTGCAATAGATACAATAGTACCAGCGTTATTTCCTGGATCAGGGTTAGTATTAGGGAATGAAACTTCATTAGCTACAGGTACAAATCCACCTACATCAGATATTGTATTAACTATTTGATCGTTAACGGCTTTTGCAGTCGGTAACTGTACGTCAGTAGAACTACCGCTAATTGCTGTGACAATGCTCTTGCCATCCAACAGGTTAAGTTCAGCATTAGTCGAGGTAAGAGCCGTACTACTTGCAAGATTAGATGCAGTACCTGACTGCATACCAGCAAGCGTTGTGAGTTCAGCATCAGCTATCTCCGTAGTTGTAACAGCATTAGCTGCTATATGCTCAGTACCAACAGCATTGTCTGCAAGTTTAGTACCATCTATAGCATCAGCTGCTATTTTACCTGTAGTAACCTGTAAATTGCCTATATGAGCTGTATCAATAGACCCATCTGTATAATGTTCAGAATCAATGGCGTTATCAGCTATTTTAGAACCATTCACAGCATCTGTTGCTATCTCACTGGTACCAACAGAGTTAGCTACAAGGTTATCAGCGTTAACAGTTATATCTGTAGGTAATGCACCACTACCAAGTTTAGCTAGTGTAACATTATTATCTAAGATATTAGCTGTTTCAACAGCATTATCAGCTAGTTTAGCTGTATTAATCTGGTTATCACCTATATGAATAGTATCAATACTACCATCTACATAGTGTTCAGAGTTAATAGAGTTATCAGCAATCTTATCTCCGTTAACGGCATCTGCTGCCAGCTTAACAGTAGTGACTGCCCCGTTAGCCAAGCCATTTGTACCAATAGCTCCTGCTGCTAACTTAGCATCAGTGACTGAATCATCTGCTAAATGTACTGTATCTATAGATCCATCTACATAATGCTCTGAATTTATAGAATTATCTGCTATCTTATCTCCATTTATTGCATCACCTGCTATCTCAGAGGCACCTATGGTACCACTAGATGCAGATGTTACTCTACCTTGAGCATCAACTGTGATATCTGCTGCTGTATAACTACCTGCACTAACAGAAGTATGTGCAAGTTTATCTGCTGTAACTGCATTATCTTGTATCTTATCTGTAGTAACAGAGTTTGATGCTAAATCTGCAGCAACAATAGTACCATCTACAATATCAGCACTTGTGATAAATGAGGAATCTTTAGCTGCATCTCCAAATAGTTTACCTTCTATCTCAAAAACTTTATTCCTAGCTTCTTGTGCTGTATAATTAGACTCTGTAGCAGATCTGTTCAGGTCTGTGTGCCTAACTGTACTACCACCTGCAAAGGTAGTGTAATCCCCAGAACCATCTCTAGTTCTACGCTCTACTGTAACTATAGCTCCACTAGGTAAGTTACTATTAAATGTAATAGTATCATTAGCAGTAGTTAATTGATAGTTATATAAAGTTGTACCTGCTGACACTGCAGGGAAATACAATCCATCTGTATTATTTACCTGTGGGTGGCTAGATTGTGCAGTACTACCAGTAGACTGGCGTAACTGTAGTACTCTAGTACCACCTGACAAAGTAACATATACATCTAGATCATCTAAGTTATTTAATTCTATCCCATGCCCGCTAAAAGCAGCTGTGCTACCGTTAGCGGCTGAGAATGTATGTTTAGTTTTAACTGCCATTGATCATCAATGTGTATAGGATCGGTGCCTATTGTGGAGCGACTCCAGTTGTACCGTATTTTCGTATCTTTTCTATTTGGTTATATAAACTTTCTGAATAAGCAGTATCTGATGTACTAGCTGCGTCTTTTTGATAACCTCTAACGGTAATGCGATTAAACAATGAATCAGCTGAATTATTATTATATTCAGGAAACCGTTCTTCATCTTTTAAAGTCTCAGTAGCTCTATCTTTTGCTCTTTCAAATATACTACCAATTTGTGTATAAAACCAATTTTCTTGAGCTTTCCAACCATCTTCATTTTTCTTGTTTAATTCAATATATTTATTCATATTACGTTGCCACAAATCACTAGAAATCATTTGTTCTAAATCAGTTCTAAACTCTTTATCTTCAGCTAAGACTAATTTTAAATCAGATTTCTCTTGAGAATTTAAAGGAACACCTTTTAATGTACTAACCTCTGCACCCAAGTTATACCTTATATCTAATAAAGTTTTTTTAACATTATCACCTTCTGTACTCGTTATAGTGAAAGGACTTAAACTATTAAATAACCTTAATAAAGGATTATGTGGACCATTCCGTAATGGTTGGACATTACCACGACCACGGTTTTTACCTAAAATATCGTAATCATTAGGTACATTTGACTTAAAAATAATGTCTTGTTGCCTAACATATTCTAAAAATGTATTAGATTCTTTCTGAGTATTATCAAATAGATCAGCTAAAAATCTACTTTGACCACCTACACCAAGTTGAGGACGGAATAATTTAGCAAAAGATCTTTCTGGGTTTGGCATGTTACCAGTTCCAGTATCAAATAAACTTGAAAGATCACTAGCACTTTGTATAACACCAACATCTGCTACTGCCATACCAAAGTACCATGCCATTTTAGATTCCCATTGTGTAAAGTAATCTTCACCCATAACATCAGCATAATAAGCTCCATTTGCAACCATACTAAACAAAGTACCTGCAATATCAGACCTACCAAAGCTAACATAAATCCATCCATTAGCACCTTTTTCTTGTGTTAAAGGGTTATAAGGTTTTGGAATAGCTACAGAATTAGGTTGGATTTTATTAAGTTTCCATAATTTTCTATCAGCTTCATCTGCAGGATAATCACCAATTATATGACCATTCAATGCTAATCCCCATACAATACCTGCTAATGTTGTACCTAATGCCATTCTACCAACCATTTCATCTCTTGCTCTAGGCAAGTCATCTAAGCTTAGATTCCATCTCTGGGCTGATTCAGCACTACCAATTTCAACAATATCTCGATACTGTTCTGTAAACACTTTCAAAGGTGTTCTATCAAATACGTTACCTGCATTATTGAATGATGGACGCATAAAAGCAAAGAAACGGTTAGTCCAAGGGTTACGTTCTAGTACTTGAAAACCTTTAAATTGTTCAGGGATCTGTTTCATTAAGGTAACTTCGTCACCAATCGCTGTAGCTCTTGGATCTTTAACTACCCACATGTCATCTTTATTTTTCCTGAAAATTTTCTCTCTAAATATTTCATCATTCTTTTTAATAAACTCAGGAAGATCATCTAAATCTAAACCATCTTTAATTGCTTGTTCAGCAGCTGAAACTGCCATTTGCTGCCGTCCTATAATAGTTCTGGTATAAGCATCACCTGCGTTCATAACACTTCTGTTAGCTCGCATCAAAGGTACTTTATTTATTTTATAAAGACTATTAACTAAACCGTACCCTTTTTTCTGCATTTCTGTACCATACTTTTCATAGAAATGACCTAAGTTTTCCCATTGTGCATTGTCTGTGTTATCATCAAACTTACTACCATAATCAGGTTTTCTAAATATAACCTTACCGTCTTCATCGAAAACTTTTGGTTTTTGATTTATCTCCCAATTACGTTTAAACATCTCCCATGCTTCAAATTGAGCACGTTGTAAACTAGACCATTGGATACCAAGTAATTGTATTTTAGCTTTTTTAAATTGGCTATAATTCATTCCTTCGTAAATGGTACCTACTAACTCTGATTCTTTGAATGTATATTTTCTCCAAGGTAAATTAGCACCTATCCAACCTTCTAAAGTACGAGCCATGTTAAGTGCGTTAGTCATAAATAACGCATTAACAGCAGTTTTAGGATGTCCTAACCAAGACTGTATAACAGTTTGATAAAGCTCATCTATAGTACGAGCAGGTACTTGCTCTAACTGACCAGTAAAAGTTGCCATCCCTTTAGCCCCAGGTCTGTTAAGTAATTTTCTACCTAAATACTCAGGTATTTGTGTTAATGAAGTGACTTGACCGTTAGTCATTAAAGCCATCTGTAAAAGATCATTTACTGCTTCTTTATCACCTGCTTTGTATAGGTTTTCTAATTCAGTAAAAATCTCATCAGCTTCTTGTTGTATTTCTGCATACTTAGCTTTTGGTGGTTTTTTCCATTGAGCAAAAACCTCAGCTACACCAGCTTGAGCACCTTGACCTTGCTTACCCCAGTGAAATCCCCATAACTTATTTTCAACATACATGACTTTCATTAAGTCTGTAAACATTTCCCAGTTACGAGTTAAAGGTAAATCATTGTTTAAATCTAAAGTGTTTTTAGCAAGTTTTGCAGTTATTTTACCAAGAGAATGTAAAATAAATAAGTTAGCTCTCATCTGAGAAACACCAGGAACTACTACACGTTTCGTCCTGACTCGACCAGATTTAGTTACATCAGAAGGGTCACGTATAAAATCATAAGTAATCTTATCAGTACCACCTTTAGCTCTTAAAGATTTTAATATACGTTTGTATTCTTTAACTATATCAACATCTTTACCATCTATAAACTTAGCGATAGGTTCCATGAAAGGACGAGCTAATTCAATATCAGCTTCCACTGTCATTTTATAGTCAGCCTCTTTCATGCCCATTGATATTTGATCCATATCATCAGCTACTTCTTTATAAATGTCGTATAGCTGTTTGTTACCTGCAGCTGCTTTACTTATATAAGGTTCATCTATAGTTCTATATGCAGTATCTAAAGAACCTTCTTCTCTAAAATTCCACTGCAGTTCTTTCCACATCTTTTCCAAGTCTTCCATTGAAACTTGGTAATCACCTTTAACTTTATCATATTTAACAACACTACCGTCATAAGTAGCTCGTTGGAAATCTGCAGAACCATCAGCATTAACTACAGGATCAAACTCCCTCATAGCGTTTTCTGCTGATTGAACAAGACTCATGTTCTGGATAGGCAACCAAGGATCACCTTTACGTCCTCCTATTTTCTGAGCAAGCTCAAAATAATCATTTATAGCTAACTCTCTTAAAGAAGGTCTTTCAGGCATATTTAAAATACCTTTAACATCTAAGAAATCATCATCACCAAGATTACTAAAAGCTTCTCTCCAAAAAGTATCTTCATCAGTGACTTCAATCTCTGTAAAGTCAGCTTTACCTCGTTTTTTTAAATTGTTGATAAACCATTCTGAAGGTTCTTTACCATCTATCAACCTAGCATATTCAGCTTGGTCTTCTAAAAGTAAATGTTTTAAAATATACTCATCTTTAGCGTTATTAGGGTTAATACCTTTACCGTATTCATAACGTACTTCAT